GGAAGACTAATTTATTGTATTCTTCTACACTCATATTTGATTTTAAATATTTTCTCATATCCTCTGTAAAACTTGTGTCGGGTGGTGTATCTGTTTTCATTACTTCAAGTATTTTTTTATTCACGTCTCCACCTTCATTAAACTGTGGGAATAATAATTTACTGTACTCTTCATCATTCATAGTTGACCTTAAAAATTCTTCCATTTCTCTAGTCATACCTACGCCACCTTGAGTAATCCCTCCCGTACGAGGTCCACCTGCACCTGGATATTGTGTTGGTAATTGAGCGTTTCTTAATGGTTGTTGTAAAAATCCACCTGCTCCACCAGAAGGGTTAAGTTGTAAAAATTCTGGGTCTTGTCCTTCCATCAGACCTTCTGTAAATTTAGACGGTAAAGAAGCTAAACCTAAACCTGCTACAGCACCTTTACCTAAAAATCCTAAATCTCCATAACCTTTTGCTAATGCGCTTCCTTTACCAAATGTTTCTGCAACTGTAAATGGTTTACCAGTAGCTGGGTTTATAGCTCCACCAAGAAGGTTACGACCGCCAGCACCAATATCTTGGAAAACTCCGCCCACCCCACCTGTTCCTGGAGTTGCTGGGTTAAGACTTCTAAGCATACCATCTGGGTTAAATGGGTTTAATGATTTGATACCTTCTGAAAATGAACCTGCGTTGCCTTTTATACCCACCCCTTTTGCTACACTTCCTAATACATAACCTGTTGCTGCACCTTTTACAGCACCTTTTAAAGTTCCTGTTTGTACACCGCCACCTATACCGCCACCAATCGCTGCACCTGCTGGTCCACCCACAGCAAACCCAACTACTTGACCAATAACAGTAGCTTTTTTCTTAATAGATTTACCTAACTTTTTAAACCAACCAAACTCTGGTGCGCCAGTTAGAGGGTTAATTGAATTTTCAAAATGACCTACTTGGTATTGATAGGGGTTAAGTTCGTGACGCTCAAATGCATCAAATAATTGTCGTTTTAATACAGGATCATCTGCTAAAGGTCTTGGTAAGACCATTTCTCCAGGAGTAAGGTGACCAATTGTGTTGTCACCGTAACGACCATGTATGGCTAATTCATAACGAGCGTCTGCCAAACCTTCTAAACTTTCTAACCCTGTAGTCTGCATAGTCTTTTCTCTATCTCCTGCTTTGAATTAGTTTAACTAATTTGAACAAAGTTGTATATTGTTTTAAAATCATATGTTTAAGTATAGTATTGTTCTATACCCCATCCATATCGAGTTGGAGTAGCTTCTACAGATATATTTCCATTCGTTTTTACATCTACTAGACCTAAAGAAGCGTTAGCTTGAAAACCTTGATCATTAGTTGGTGTAGTTATTGTAATCCAATATTCACCAGTAAACACTTCTAATGAATTATTATTCGTGTTCCACACTAAACTTCCAGGATTAAAGTTAGCTCCATTTTTAGTTACGTCATCTATCTGACGAGTATTATCTGTATCAAATTCACCTAAATTTAATTCAAGTACTCTAACTAAACGGTTATATGTTTCTGCGTTAACCACCTCTTCCATTTCTAAAGGTAGTCTTGTAGGTAACAACTTGCTCATCTTCTTCCGTCTGCCCTTACATCTAGTCTAGTAGCTCCTAACCTCCAACCAGTAGAAGTGTTTGCGTCAGTATCATCATCATCCGATTCTACCCTCACTACTGCTTGTCTTGCTCTTGCTCTTACGTGAGACTGTTGTGTAGTACTGTTTATAGGTGTAGTACTGTTAGTTGTTAAACTGTCACCTGGAAAATTACGTGTTTTCAACACTATGTTAACTTTACCCCCTGAAGCATTACTTAAAAATCTAATGTCAGGAATCATTCTATTTATAAAAGCAAACTGTTCTCCATCGCCTATGTCAAAATCACTTGACTCTACAAAAACATTTGTCATAGGAGTACCGTCATCATCAAACCCTGTTTCATGTTCGTATAAAAAACCGTTATCTGTTGCTCTAGGATAAGCTTCTACACCTGAGTCTAACCATGCGTATCTCCTAAGTTGACCGTATGCCCAAGCATTTTCTGCATAGTTATAAGAAACATATCTATCTATTTCATCAGAACTTCCTGAACAATAAAACCAACCTACTTCATCATATTGCGTATTTGTAAATGCGTGTGTTTTGTAGGCTTGACCAGAATTAAAATCATCAAACACATAACTTAAAACACTACACGGAAGTTTTTTAACAGCTCCTGTGTATACATAAAAATTATCATAACCCATCCAGTACACACCACTCGGTCCAGTCACTGCAGCTTTAGGTGCCATTAAACCTGTGTTTTCATTAATAAGGTTTACACCGAAAGTAAACGGTGGTCCAATAAATTGCATACTATATAACGCAGTATCAGTCCAGATTAATATTTCTTGTCTTGATTTAACCGCACCAACTATTTTACTACCAGAAGATAAACGTAATTCTCCTGCAGTATTTGTTGTCCTTGGCTCGAAATCAAGGTCATTTTCTTGATCGCTAAAAGCTATTAACATAGGGTCAATCGCTCCTCCTCGTACAGAACCGTCCATACCGTCTGCGCCTAACACAATTAAATGTCTATCTTTTTCTGAAGTAATAACTTGCAGACCAAGAGTTGGAACTTGATTAGCTCCAGTAATTCCAGACAAAAGAACTGCTCTTGTGGTCGTTCCGCTTTGTTCTAACCATCTATACACGCCACCACCAACTGGATTCATAATTATGTTTTCACCAAAATTATCGTGTGTCCAAAGTCTAAGCTGATTACTAGAGGATATAGCACTAGAAGAGCCAAATGTACCTGCGCCCCAAGTTGATGCACCCCAACCAGTAGATTGTACATAAGTGTCTAGACCTACATTAATTTGATAAGCACCGTCTACACCTGAGCCACCATTACCTGTGTCACTAGAGTTAGCCGTCACTGTGTTTTCAGAAGTATCTTTTGCAACAAACGTGTAAGTATTAACAGTAGGTGTTGTAACTATTTGATATTCTTGATTTAAAACTGTTGCAGTAATTAAACCACCTAAAGAAGCAGCACCAGAAATAGTTACAAAATCATTAACCACAGCTCCGTGGCTTGAGTCTGTTGCTGTTATTGTTGAAGAGCCATCAGTTGCTGCAAAAGTAATACTGTTTGTACTAGTTTTTCTTATTGGGGTAACATCATCAAAATTTGTTCCCTGTTTAACATAGTATTTAAAAGTAGTTCCTACTCCTAGATATTTTGTTCCCTCTACTGAAACCCAAGCATGAAGTGCTCTTGCTTTACCTACATAGGTGGCTAAAGTATCTTTTGCCCAACCCCCAATTTTCTGTACTCTGCCATTTTTAAACCGTATTAGATTTGCGTCAAACCACCCTCCCTCATTGTCGTAATCAGTTCCTTCTCTATTAATTCCAGGTCTAAATATAAATTTGCTTAATGCCATAACTACACCTCATACCAATTTTTCCCTTCAAACAAAAGAGCTTCTGCATCTCTTCTTCTTATTAAGCCTTTTAAGACTTTGCCTCCTGCTTTGTTCCATCTTTTAATTTCTCTAGGAACATCAGTGTATCTTTCTTGATTCAAAACTGTTAAAAGCGTAGAGTTTCTAAGATTTGTTGGTCCAAGATTGTACACCCAACAAGTTAACGCATCAAACTGATTTTGTTCTAAAGGCACGTCCACATAACTGTTAATGTATCCTTCATACTCTGGCATTTCTTCTGCTAGTAAATGTTCTGCTTCATCTTTATTTATTTGATCGCCTTCTTTAACTTCTTTGGTGTGTCCGTATCCTATTGTCCATACTCCAACAGAGTCTTGATAAGCTTTTAACTCACATCCTTCAAATTTTTTTAAAAGAGCTAAACCTTCTTCAGATATATTCATCTTAGTCATCTTTGCTTGGTGTATTAGATGCCCCAAAATAAAAGCTAATAATAGCTGAAGCTAGTCCACCCAAATAACCAAGAACAAGATTAATTAAAGCTTCTGAGTTTTGCTCTGGAGGTTGGATAGTTACTAAAAAGATATACCCCATGAATCCCCCTACAACAAATATACCTATAATACGAGCGGTCCAGTCTTTACTAAACCTGCCTCTTGCGTCTTGTATATCGGCTGTTTCTAACTTAAACACATCTACTTCTAGTTCTTTCATTTTGATTTCAAACTCTGTTTCAGCCTTTTTCAATTGAAGCATTTGTTCAGGTGTAGCATTATCTATTGCTTTTTGTATTTCTTTAGGTTCGTTTTTACAACCAAGTACATCTGCAATCATATTTGCAGCCATCCCTCCCATTGGTCCACCTAATGCCTGACCTAGTGTTGGAGCTACTGTACCAACTAAGTTTTTAAGTAATGCTTTCATGTTTACCTCGCCATGTGTATATAATTAGAGGGTCTTTTTTCCCCTTCACCTTTATAGGTTCTAGTAAGTTTAACTTAATTCCACAACTTTTTTTAGTATTCTCGCCGATTAATATATCTTCACCAACTTCTTTAGTTGCACTTTCTAATCTTGCTGCAGTGTTTACTGCGTCTCCTATAGCTGTGTAATCAAACCTAGATTCACTACCCATGTTCCCTATAACAGCGTAACCAGTGTTTACTCCAACCCCTATAGCTACATCTATGTCTGCTTCTTTTATGTTCTTTTGTATTTCTATCGCTGCGATTACAGCTTTGTTTTCATGGTCTTCTAGATCAAGAGGAGCATTAAAGATAGCCATCATTGCATCACCAATATATTTATCAACCATTCCTCCATGTTTCTGTACTGCTTGTTGCTGTATAGTCAAAGCTTGGTTCATAATATATGTTACTTCTTCTGGTTCTAGTGTTTCAGACAAAGCAGTAAACCCTCGTACATCTGTGAATAAAAAAGTACAATATCTTTTTTCACCACCGAGTTTTAATAACTCAGGTTGATCCTGTAACCTTTTGACTTGTGCTGGATCAAGGTAATGCTCAAATTGTTTTTTAATTTCTTGTCGAAGTTTAAACTGTGTGCGAAAGTTTAAATAGAAACCTATACTTCCTGTAAGTATTTGAGAAACTAATGTCCAAGTTACGTCTATAAGTACCCCTTTTCGTATCATATAAAGCCCAGAAAGGACTGTTAGGAGCGATATAAAGGTACTTATTATAATACCTGAGGTTATACCCATATTAAGGACTATAAACCATATTAAAGAAACAGTTATCAATAGTGTAACTAACTCAACAGCTAACGAATAGTCTGGTATTCGTGGACTGTTTTCTATCAATATAGATTCGGCAAGTGCTGCTTGTATTTTATGTGGTTCTAATAAACCAACAGGTGTCGCAAGTTGAGGCATAATGCCTTTAGCTGTAAACCCTACAAAAACAAATTTGTTTTCTACATTCATTTCGCCTAAATCTGTTTGTGGTGTGTCAACCCAACTCACCCATTTACGACCTAATGAATCAACAGGAACAGAAGGCAAACCTTTTACACGTATTTCTTCTAAACCGTTTTGATTTGTTTTAATTACATAGGTGTCTGCACCAGCTAATATTTTTAATACTTCTGTGCCATATGCTGGAACCCAACCTTCTGGTGTGCGCATTAATAAAGGTAGTCTGCGAACTAAATTATCTATATCAGTTCTAGCTACAGCTAACCCTTGGCTTGCATTTTGTTTTAATATATCTATATTTTCTACAACACCTTGAGAAACTATACCCCCTATATCTTCACCTAAGATAACTGTGCCTGTTGTGGGTGGGTATGAGTCTGTGTTATTTTCATACATAGCTAGTACACTAGGTGCAAAACTTAATGATTCTGTAAATTCAAAATCTCCGCCAAATCTATCTGGTTGCGGAAAAGCAACAACCCAGCCTACACCTATTGCGCCTTTTCTTAATAAGTTGATTTGTATCTGAGCTAAAGTTTGTCGTGATAGTGGATAACCGCCCTCAGTAGTTATGTCTTTTTCTGTAATATTTAAAATTGTAAAATAACCTGATGGTTTTTGATCAGTAACTAATGCATCAAAAGTTTTTAACTTTAATATTTCTAATGGTGTAAACTGTAAAACTAACGGAACGCTAAATAAAACTAATAGAGCTGGTAATAATAAACGTTTCATTAATTGCCTTGATTTATAGTTATCGTGTTAGAAGAACCACCATTAACTTTAATTATGTTTTCTACACCGTTTTGTGTTAATAGTAATGTATACGAACTTGAACCATCTAAGTCTACCCTAAAAGTATCTCCTACGCTTCTTCTAAGGCTAACTAGTTGTCCCGTAATTATTGTCGTTATTTGACTAACTTTGTCTTGTCCTATTTGTGTTCCTGTTATTTTTATTCCAGTAGCGATTTGATTTAATTGATCATCCTCTTCACCTATGGCTAACGCATCAAGTATATTAAGTAGATCTTCTAAAAAATTTACATCTAAATAATTTATATCTAGTTCGGTAAACTCTAGGTCAGCTTCGTTATCTAAAAAGTCTTCTGCTAAAAAGTCTATATCTAAATCGTTAAAATCTAAATAATCTGCTGTTGCTCCTACTTGAGTACCCTCTTGAATATTATCTTTTTCAATCGGAGGATTCACTATTAACATATTATCTATAAACTCTAAACTAATGTCTAACGTTACAGGTTTAGAAGGGGCTTGGTTATAGGTCATTGCTGTGGTTGCTTGATAAGGTTGATTCAATATAACTTGACCCATGGCTGTGGCTACAATTATTTCTCCACTAGATTTTCCGTACTCGTCTGGCAATAAAATAACTAAAGAAGAACCAGTTTCTGGTGTAGTTGTGATTGTAAAATCTGTTCCTCTAACAAACACATCAGCACTAGGAGTACTGATTTTTATATTCTTTTTATTATTAAATTTTCCTGTTACAAATCTTGCAGTACCGCTAGCAAACCTAAGAGCCATCTCAGATTTTTTAGGGTTAGGATCATATATGTATGTGTCTATAACTAATTTGCTGTGGTCCATAACACGAACAATTGTGTCATCAGCGAAAGTTATAGCAACTCGACCAGTTTCTGTTTTAACATTATCTAGTTGCTGTATAGGAAATGCTAGCTCAGCACCATACGGTTTGTCTCTGACTACTTGAGCGTTGCCTTTTAGCTCACTGATATTTCCTATATCAACAGCTTGTGCCTGTGCCTTGGTCGTTTTGAATGACGCAGACAGTAGAAGTGCTAG